TGGCAAGCTAAGTTTTAGAAATGACAGGAGTCCTGAACTTGAAGAAATGAGCAATAAGTCACACAAGCTACTACAAGAAATTGAAGCGGCCTACGAAGCAGAAGATGAAGCCATGATGATCCGATTGATCAAGGCCCGTGATAGTTTATGGACTTGAGAAAATTAAAAGACGAGGTGGATACTAGTAAAATTATCGTACTCGATAATGCGTTTCCCGCATGGTTTGAAACTTACATAGATAAAATCAGCAGAGGCATACCGTGGAGTTGGATTGAAATTGATGCCATGCACAATGCTGGGAAAGAATGGGCATTGAGCTACATGGTGTTCGATATTACCAACAGAGAAGTTAATGAGTTCCACAGTATTACCAAGTTGCTGAATGATGCACTAACTATTGATGTAATACCCAAAGCACTGCCAGACTTAGAAGTGGTTAGACTTGCACGGGTGCGGTTCAATGGAACATTGCGTGGGTTTGATCTTAATCCTCATATTGATTATCCAGACCCAATTGCCTGGGTATTAGTTTATTATGTAAACGACAGTGACGGCGATACTGTGTTTTACGACACTGATCATACTACTGAAATATTTAGATGTCAGTATAAAAAAGGTCGAGCAGTTTTGTTTCCAGCCAATATCCATCATAAAGCAGAAGCACCTAAAAACAGTCCATTAAGGATAAGCATTGGTGTACACTACATTATGAAAGATAAATGAAACAACGGATATTTGAAATAAAAGATATAACAGATACAGCTAGTAAAACATTTTGTCTTGCTAAATGGCATCATACTACTATCTACTTGCAGTCAGGTGAAACACACAGTTGTTATCACCCTGCCCCACATACTATCCCGCTGGAAGAGATTAAAAGTAATCCTAGTGCGATACATAATACCAACGAAAAAAAGACACAGCGTTTAGAAATGTTAAACGGTGAAAAACCCAGTGGATGCCAGTACTGTTGGAACATTGAAGCAATGGGCGATGATTACATCAGCGATCGCCACGAACGCAATGCCAGTATATACACAGACCATCGATTTAATGAGATACTTACGCAAGGCCCTGACTTTAATGTTAATCCAGAATACATTGAAGTAAGTTTTGGAAATGAGTGCAATTTTAAATGCGGGTACTGTCATCCAAAAGCGTCTAGTGCCTACTACAAAGAAATAAAACAACACGGCCCATACCCAGTCAAGAATCACCACTTTGGTATAGACAAACTTGTTATCTACGAAGAAGAATCGAATCCGTATGTGGATGCATGGTGGAAGTGGTGGCCAACTGTAAGTAGAACTCTAAATATTTTACGCATCACCGGCGGCGAGCCTTTATTGCAAAAATCGACATGGCGACTGCTAGAAGATTTAGATAAAAACCCGTTGCCAAACTTAGAACTAAACATTAACAGTAACCTAGGTGTTAAACCCATTTTAGTTGAACGCCTAGCAGAAAAGGTTGAAAAACTCAGAGCTGAGAAAAAGATAAAAGGATTTAAACTGTTCACTAGTTTAGATACTTGGGGCGCTCCGGCAGAATACATACGCACTGGACTAGATTTGAAATCTTGGGAATACAATTTCCATACATATATGTTAAAGACTAAAAATCCAATTACATTTATGATAACATTCAATATATTGTCAGTGACCGGATTTAAGACACTCTTGCAAAAACTGTTAGAATGGCGTAGACTATATGGGTGGTACGCACATATTAATCAGCACAGAATTAGATTTGATACTCCGTATCTTAAAGAACCTTTACAGTACGATATAAATATCTTACCTAAAGAAGAATTTATGCCATATATGCATGCTAGTTTAAATTTTATAAAAGACAATATCGGACTCACTGCTGGTACATTTTCAGAGTTGGAATATGAAAAATTTCGTAGAGTAGTCAACTATATGGAGACTACTTTTTACTCCGATAATAAATTAAGAGAAGGCCGCAAAGACTTCCATGCATGGTTCGCTGAACATGATCATAGGCGAAATACAGATTTTAAAAAAACATTTCCAGAAATGACTGGATTTTATCAAATATGCGAAAAAGAAAATGAATAATCTTACTGTTAATAAACATAACTTGGGACGAATTATTGATAGAGTTGACTCATACAATAGCATTGCTGTTAATTTCTCAGACCGCACCGCCCCAACTACTTTTAGTCCTAATGGTACTGATACTGAAAAACTTTATTTTAAAAATCTAAAGATTATGGGACCATCATGGCGATATGCTACTAAGCAAATTTCATATGCAAAAAACTCATTAGGATACCGTAGCAAAGACCTATCCGATGTTACTGATAACAATTTCTTTATGGTGTTTGGTTGCAGTTTCACGGAGGGCGAAGGATTAGCTGAAGACGAAATGTGGGCGAATATCCTTAGCGACAAATTAAATATACCTGTAATTAATCATGCCAAGGGCGGCGGAAGTGCAGAATTAGTTTATCTTAACTCTTTGTTATTTTTAAAAAACACATCTAGCATCAGACCAAAATTTGTAGTAATACAATGGCCTCAAACCTGTAGGATGATGTATAAAAATTTAGAAGCATATGGTATGCTCGGCCCTTGGCAGTTAGATGAAAGTTACGCAAACTTTCCCAAAGGTAGTCCAAATCTAACAGAATTTTATAGCTGTATGATCAAGCATAAATCAGACTCTTATAATGCTCTTATGATGTATCACTCGACTATACTATTATGGCGACTGGCCGGTATTCCGGTATACCAATGGACTTATGATACCATGTGGGAAGAACAATTAAATATCAAATTTGATGATATAATTTGGGCAAATCTATCTGCCGGCGAGATGCTACCCGAAAATATGGCACGAGATGGTCTGCATTTTGGGGAAACCTGGAATCGTAGAGTTGCAGATAGACTAGCCAAAAGTATAGAAATCAAAATCTTAAATAGATCTACAGGTTGACAACTACCTCCAACGGTGCTATAATATGTATATTGTTTAACACACAGGAGTGAAAAATGGCTAAAGTGGCAACCAAAACTAGAGTTACCAAAAAGCAGGTAACTGCTCATCGCACCAAAGCGGCTAAAGATCATAGCCCAGTTTGGGATAATGTAGAGTCTATGGACGCTTCGCAATTTTTGCGTCACTGGCATCATGCTATGGAATACTATCGCTTAGAATTCAACGGCAAAGATTTGAAGCCTGCTGTGCTTAAATGGATGGCTACTGTGGGTTGCACTAAGGAAGACATTGCCGCCTTTAAGAAAACTAAAGACAATCGTTGTAACTCAACCATGGGTGCTATTGCCAGCTGTTTACTTCGTGGGATGCCAGCAGTTCGCGCAGATTTTAATGACGGGCGAGATACTAGTGCTTGGTTGCGAGCAGAGATTGTCAAGGTTATCGCTGATGGTAAAAATGATGTTGACGAAGATGAAGCAAAGGCCGCTGAAGCAGCCAAGCCTGTAATTCCGCAACCTAGTATACAGGATCGGGTTCGTGAAGCTTCGTTCCGCATGACTGAAGAATTAGAGGATGCTATCGAAGGTTTTCAAAACGATCCAGAGTCGTTTGATCCAAAAGCATTTAAGGTTTTGAACTTGCTCAAAGGCAAAGAAGTCAAAGCCGCACATGCTCGTATTATTAAAAACCTATATGCTAGAGATCTAGCCGAGCTAGAAGAACTTGCTAGTGGTAACGGTGACGAGCAATTGAAAGAAGCATACAGCCATCGTACTAAAAAGCAAATTCGCAGTCTAATTGCGTTCTATCAAGAAATTGCAAGTGCATGTGATATGTTAGCACAAGAGGCTAAGGTTAATCGCGCTCCACGTGCTAAAAAGGCACAGCCTAAAGAAAAGATTGTTGCTAAACTCAAGTACATGAAATCTTGCGAACCTTTAAAACTTGTTAGTATTAATCCTACAGACATCATCGGTGCTAAGGAAGTATGGACTTACAACACTAAGAGCCGAAAGCTCGGACGCTATATTGCAGAAGAGTACAAAGAACTAGGTGTTAAGGGTGCAAGTATTGTTAACTTCAACGAGTCTACTAGTGTCCAGAAAACACTACGCAAGCCCGAAGAGAAACTTAAAGAGTTCAAAGCGGCAGGTAAGGTGCAGTTACGTAAGTTCTTAGACGATATCAATGCTACTGATACACGCCTAAATGGTCGTTTAAACGAAGAAATCATTATTCTTAAAGCATCTAGTTAAGCACCAGTCCGTGGATAAATACTCAAAAGAGAGTGTTTATCCATGGCTGACAATACAATTATACCAGACGGTTCTATAAGTGGAAACAAGGTTTCCGGCGGCGTAATCACGCAATTCCAAAGTACCGGCATACAAGATCTAGCTGGTCAAACTAGTCTTATTGTTTCTAACGGTATGGCTACTGTTGACACCATTAGAACAAAGAAGCTAGACGGAAACGTACAAGTTGCTGGAAACTTAACAGTTGACGGCACTATTAGTGTTTCGGAAGATACAAGATTTCTTAAAGATTTAATCATATCTGGTAATATTAGTGCAAATACAATTACCGTTGCTAACTTAATCGCAGATGTAACACAAGAAACTAGAGAGCCGTTAACATTCACAGGCATGCAAAATGCTGATTTAAATGGAAAGGGGCTTGTTTGGAAAGTTGGACCAACTGTCGTTAGTTCATTACTTTACAGAAATGGTCGACTAGCATCTACTCTAGAAATAGATTTGGGTGTAGACCAAAGCTATCACATCAGTGGCTCACCTGTACTATCGCATACGGCACTAGGTACAGGAGTTACTAGTAGTAATTTAAAAACCCTAGGTCGATTACAGTCGTTAACAGTAGACGGACTTACTGAAATTAACGGACTTACTAAATTCAATAACTCGGTTGAGATTGACGGCCCTGTTACAATTACCGGCACTCTAACTGCTCAAACAATTAAAGCTAGTCAAGTAATTACTGAATCGGGTGCGGCTTTTGAGTTAGGAAACTTTACTGCCAACACTGAACAACAATTAAACGGACAGGGCATACATTGGGTAACTGGTACTAGCGACAACATGCTAGTATATCGAAACGGTTCTAGATTGTGGACTAACAGCCATTTAGACTTAGATGTAAACTCTAGTTTTAGGATCGACAATGTACCAGTACTATCCAATGGTACTTTAGGATCCACTATTGTTAATAGTAATTTAAAAACTGTTGGAACTTTGGAAAGTTTGTCAGTATCAGGCGATACTGCCCTTGGAGAGTTTGTCTTTATTAATAGTACATACAACAGAATTGGTATTGGCACTGACGAGCCTAATGCTAGTTTCAGTATTGTTGATAACAATGTTGAAATCGGTATCGGGAGTCAGAGAACTAATGTAGCCTCTATTGGAACACACAGTAATCACGATCTCGAAATTACTACAGACAATATTGCACGTATCACTGTAAAGAATAGCGGAGAAGTAAACTTTGGTAACGCCGCTGGTCAAAATGCTGTGGTGAATATTTATGGTACATTGCATGTTAGCAATCTAGTGGCTGACACTAGAATAGACCGAACAAGTCCAATGCAATTCCAAGCAACTACAGATACTAGCATATACGGTCTAGGTTTGGTATGGTCTGGTACGGGTGCGCCAAGACAGTTGATTATGATGGCTGGCCCTGACAGGTTATACAGCAGTGAAAGTATAGATCTGCATGCTGATCAAAGCTATTACATTGGCAGCAGAGTTGCTGTCACTGCCACAGGGTTAGGATCTAGTATTGTTAATAGTAACTTAACTGCTCTTGGAACATTAAATTCATTATCAGTATCGGGACATAGTACATTTTTAGATGACATCGATGCAAGCCAGGGTAATGTTAAAGTTAAGTCACTACTACTAAATGACGGCACAAACAGTATAGATATTACTACAGCTAACATTAACTTCGGTGGAGTAGTATCAATCACTAATCAGCAGTCAAATGTACTTAGTAGTGATTCAACACAGATTGTACTAGGTGATAAATCTAACACACGTAAAACTGTTAAGGTTTTCGGAGCACTGACTGTAGGGGTTAATAATCCAGATCCAAGTTTAAGTTTTGCTGTCAACGGTGATGTTAGTATTGGCAATAAACGATTCACAAATAATACAAGTTTTCCAACAGTAGGAACTTACAATGCAGGTGATGTCTGCTGGAATACTGAGCCAAGAGCAAACAGCTATGTTGGCTGGGTATGCACAGTGTCTGGCAATCCTGGTCAATGGTTAGGGTTTGGCATGATTGCTAATCAATAAACTTGACCTAGACGCATAAAAGTGTATAATTATACTATGCGGACTTAGGCATTCATCCCGCAATATAAACTCTGCATGCCATTGCTTAATCTTAGGAGATAACAATGGCAAAATTTTACTCAACAAAACACTATGGACACAACATTGGACTAAGTGCTGTATTCCGTCAACCAAACGCAGATCACAGTCACTGTCATTTGCTACATGGTTATAGTCTAGCATTTACGTTTACCTTTGGTTGTGAAACATTAGACAATAAAAACTGGGCAGTAGACTTTGGCGGTCTTAAGTTGCTCAAGGCATGGCTGGAAGATCACTTTGATCACAAACTAGCATTGGATAAAAGTGATCCATATTTGTCAAAGTTTTTAGAATTGGAAATGTTAGGTCTAGCAGAGATTCGCATCTTTGATGGCGTAGGTGCAGAGAAGTTTGCTGAACATGCTTTTAATTTTGCTGATCAATTAATAAGAGAAAAGACTAATAATCGTTGCTATTGTGTAAGGGTAGAATGTGCAGAACATGGTGCTAACTCGGCTACATACGAAGGCTAAAAATAAAATTATGAATAGACTGGCAATTGAAACACCCAACAACGGAACTATAGACATATTCCTACCGGATGGGGATTTTATTGATATGCTTTTAATTCAAAACGGAATGGTCGGATTAAGTCCCGATATATATCTAAAAGAGTTATCAGATAGGTATTCATCTAAATTAAAAGATTTGTTAACTCCGAAGGTATTAGAATATTTTAAAAATTTTGCAGATCAAAATAAGCAAATCGTTGTTCTTGATGTTGGATGCGGAAATAGTATTTTCGACATCATTCTTTACAAATTTTTTCAATCAAAAAATATAAACAATGCTAGATTTATGCTAGTTGATGGTAACGAGGTAAATGATAATTCGAACACTATGTACTCGTTAGATCATGCACCTTACAACAATTGGGATCAGGTATATAGATGTATCAATCTTAATGGGTGTACACAATCTCATTTTATAAATGTAGATTATAAACAACCCGTGTGGAGTCAAATTCCGGTCAACTTGGTCATATCATGCGCTTCGTGGGGGTGGCATTATCCATTAAGTAAGTACGTTGACAAAGTTAATGATATGCTAGCCAATAACGGATTATTATTTCTTCACCCGATTATCGACATCGATAATCCTTTAGAATTACTGAATTCCAAATTTAAGACTATTATCAGAATGTCTTATAAAGACCATTTTGTAACAAAGGGGCATAATGGGTATGAACATCATTATTGGGAAAATATACCAGGTTGGCACAAAGATCTCTTAATCCATACAGGAATTTGGCAGAAGACTAATGGGAACTTACTTCCGTAATTTTTGGCGACTTTGGGCAAAATCATTAGGTGAAAAATCAGGCAGTACGGACGAGGAATCGGATCGAATTGCTTGCATTCGTGCTGTAATTGTGTTATCATATGTACTTACAAACATTTTTATAATCGCAAGCGTCATAAGGCATTGGTAATGAAACGTATAGGCTTCGCATGTAAATGGATCGATCATGCAGATCAAGTTAATGGCATTAATACAAAAGATGATGCTAAACAGTATAACACCGGTAGTACAACTGTCAGCTGGCTTCGACGCCAAACTAAAGAAGTGGCAGAACAAAAACTATGGGACCTAATGGTTCAGAACATCGAATCCACCCGCAAACTTGTAGAGAGAGTAGGAGATTTAGATGATAACCTTCGTATGGTACGTATTAGTAGTGATATCCTGCCTGTGTATACTCACGCTGACTGGTCTTATTTTTGGCAACGTAGCGATGTGGTTGAATATTGCGAAAAACAGTTTGGAACCGTTGGTCGAATTGCTAAGGATCGCAACGTCCGCCTTAGTTTTCATCCTGGCCAGTTTACTGTGTTGGCTAGTGATAATGAAGGTATTGTTCAGCGCAGTATAGAAGAATTTGAATATCACGCAGACATGGCACGATATATGGGCTATGGTAAATCTTTCCAAGACATTAAAATTAATGTACACATATCAGGCCGCCAAGGCCCCGAAGGCATACGCAGGGCTTACCAGCGACTATCACCTGAAGCTCGAAATACAATTACAATCGAAAACGAAGAAAACTCATGGGGGCTAGATGACTGTCTTACTATTAGCGATATCATTCCTATTGTGCTTGACGTACACCATCACTGGATACGTGAAGGGCAATACATCAGCAACACAGATAGCCGTGTTATGCGTGTCGTGGACAGTTGGCGCGGTCTGCGCCCTACTATGCATTATTCAGTATCTCGTGAAGACTATCTTGTGGATCATGACACTGATATAATCCCAAATCACTCGGCGTTACTTGAAACAGGATACAAAAAGCAAAAGCTCAGAGCACATTCAGACTTTTATTGGAATACAAAAGTTAATGAATGGGCACTGAGCTTTCTAAGCACACACGATATTATGTGTGAAAGCAAAGGCAAAAATCTTGCAAGTTTTGCCTTATACGAGCAAGCTAAACGACTTACTCTGCTTTAGGCTTTTTAGGAGCACGTGGCTTTTTTGCGGCTGGTGCTTTCTTAGCCGCAGGTGCTTTCTTAGATTTAGTAACAGGTGCGGCCATTGATGCTTCTGTCCCAGCTGGCATAATAGACTCTACCATTGCTTCTACAGCTTGAACAGCAACTGGTGCTAGTTCTGCTACCGGAGCAACTTCGACTTTATATGGAACTGGCTCTGCCACTACTGGATCTGATTTCTTAAAAAAACTTTTGATAAATTTTAACATGGTATATTATCCTCCAGAGTATTTATACTGATAAATACCATTATGTACAACTTTATTAAACACATCACGCTGAACGAGGGTAAAACCCCCAAGACGTTGGTTCATACCAAGTTGCCCTATGCAAGAGATGATTTAGAACCCAGCATGAGTGAAGAAACCATAGACTATCACTATAGTGAACTGTACGGCGGATATGTTAAGCGTTTTAATAAAGGAGAAGGGGATCCTGACTTCAACGAAGCTGGGGCTTTTTTGCATAATATATACTTTACGCAATTTCAGAAACCTACAAGATCAAACGAGCCTAGCGGGTCGTCCGGTGAATTTATCGATAAACACTTTAAAAATTTTGATAAGTTTATTGATGCCTTTGAAAAAGAAGCTATGAAAATCCAAGGTTCAGGATGGGTGTATTTGGCTCGTGACGGAAAAATTAAGACTATCAAAAATCACGAAATCAGACAGGATATTGTATTGCTGGTAGATTGGTGGGAGCATGCCTGGGCTCTAGACTACCAAGCCGATAAAAAAAGCTATCTATCTAATCAGTGGAAAATTATCAACTGGAATGTAATCAGTGCTAGAGTTGGCCTAGCGTCTTAAGACTGCTTACAGGCATGTCCCAAACATGCTTACTTTCAATCCCTTTGCTTTGAGCAAACTTTTTAGCATCACAATTACCACACACATGATAATAGTTGTTGCTTAATCGATTAGGGTCCATATTGCCCTTGTCTCGATTAAATACTTCTCCACAGCAATCACACCGTAATACCAGTACGGTTTTTTTACGACTATAGGTGTGTGTCTTACCACGATTGCTGGTGCGCACATAGTGGTTTTCTCGAAATTCAGTTCCAATATACATAACTGTATTTACATTAAGGTTATAAAATATATTGGATAAATACTCAATCGAGGGCTATCATGATCACTATTTCCGAATCAGCAAAGACAAAAATCAAAGATCTTCTATACGAAGAAGGTAACCCTAACTTATCATTACGTACCTTTGTTCAAGGTGGCGGCTGTAGCGGCTTTAGCTATGGTTTTACCTTTGATGAAATAATCAACGAAGATGATTTTGAGATCCCCCTAGACGAATTTCGAGTGCTTGTAGACGCAATGAGTATGCAGTATCTCACAGGTGCTGAAATAGATTATAAAGAAGAATTAATGGGCAGTACATTCAGCATAAAGAATCCCAACGCACAGACAACATGCGGTTGCGGTTCTAGCTTTGGAGTTTAAAATAATATGACACAACAAGTAATTGACATTGGCGTACAAGGTAATGACGGAACTGGCGATAGTATCCGTACAAGTTTCCAAAAAGTAAACAGCAACTTTAATGAGTTATACGCTATTTTTGGAGCTGGAGGAACTATCAGATTTACCAACTTGTCCGATGCACCATCTACGTATAGTGCTAACCAAGTTATCATGGCAAACACTACAGGCGGGGCATTATCTGCTAGAACTATTGTAGCTGGAACAGGTATTGGTATTACTACCTCTGATCCTACTAAACTCACAATTGCAGCCTTAAGTGCTCGACTAAACAACGACCCGCAACCATCGTTAAGTGCCAGTATCAACGCTAATCAATTTAGTATTGGTAATTTAGGAGATCCAAGCCAAGCCCTAGTTGATCAGTTTAATACTCTGTACGCTTCTCAAAATATTACTACCACTCTAGGACAGCTGGCAATTAGTAAAAATTATGCCGATAATACCTACGTGGCCACTTATAACGGCACAGTTTCAAAAGCATTAAGAGTCCGTGACGAGCCAGCTAATCCGCAAACTAGTGATAAAGACTATGACGCAACATT